ATGAGGCTCGCGCCGTGTGCGGCGAGTGCCGTTGCGAATGCTTCGTTCATGTGGCGTGTCCTGTTGGCTAGGCGTTGGCCTTGGCGTAGGCAACAGCGTCAGGGTGGTCATCCACCAAGCCGGCCGCCTTCAGCGTTTCCACCTCTTCAGCGGGCAGGCTCGCGGCCGTGCCAGCAACCAAGCCGCGCGAGGCGTGATCCATCAAGGCGCGGAATTCCACCAAGCCAGAAGGCACAGCGGCGGGTTGTTTTTTGCTCATGCGTTTCCCCAAAGAAAAAGCCGCCGCAGCTTTGACACTGCGGCGGCTCGGCGCTTAGGTCGCGCTGTTGGCGTAGTGCTTGACGGTGGCGCCGCTCACGTCAATCAAGTTGCCGCCCATGCGGTTGAACGCGACGAAGCCCACTTGGCCGGCGCGGGTAAAGGCGCTGTCGGTCATGCGGAAAATCGTCAGGTCCATCACGCGGCGGGCCTTGTACTTCTTGAAGGCGCCGAACAGGACCGACTTGGCGTTTGCAGCCATTACCGGCATGTCCTGGTTGATGAAGATCGCGCGGTTCAGCAGACGATCCGGCGCACCGCCTGGCACGCTGGTTTCATAGCCGGGCACGAAGATCGGACGGCCCTGCGAGTCCTTCAGCTTGCGAATGTTGCGCAAAGAGGTGTCGTGCATCATGAAGCCGACGCCCGGCAGTTGGCGGTAGGACGGGTCAACGCTGTGTTCCAGATCGACAAGATCGTCATAGGTGGCGGTCAGGGTCTGACCCGTGGTGCCGGCCTTGCCGAGAGCCGAAGCCGTCACGACGCCGCGCGGCTGGGCCGTGCCGGTGCCGGTGGTCATGTGAGTGTTCAGGATTCGGCCCAGGCGCTCGCCCAGGATGTCCTGAATCAGCGATTCGATGTCGATGAACGAATCCTGGATCAACTCCCACGGGATAGCGATGTCGTTTGAGGTGTACTTGTAAACATCCAACGAGATATTGCCGAACGTCGAATCGACACGGCTCACGGTGGTGTTCTGCCCGACGATGGCGCCGACTTCAGCAGTCGCATCGTTGGTCGGGAAGTTCATCGTGGAGCCCGTCGCCGTGTTCAGCACATCAGCAGCTTGCAGCATGCCGCCGTATGCCTTCATGGCACGCTCAACCGAACGCATGTATTCGATGGCGACAGTAAAGCCGCCTTCGGCGTTGGTCGTGGTGGACATCGCGGCGCGAATGTCGGGGTTCACGCGAGCGTCGAGAGACTTGCGCTGCTCTTGGCTAAGGGCGTTGTAGCCGCCGCCGAGGTATGCCTTGAGTGCCTTGGAACCCTCGGAATGGGCGCCCGGCGTCTTGGTGGAGCTCTCCAGCGCGCGTTCCAGCGGCGGGGCTTCGTCGGCCAAAGCCTTCATGACGCGGTTTTCGCGGTCGATGTCGCCGTCGATGGCTTCCACCTTGGCAAGAACTTCGTCCAGTTTCTTGGCGTCTTCAGCGGGCATGCGCTGGTCAGCCGGGTACTTGGCGTTGAGGTCTTGAGCTTCCTTGGCATGGGTAGCACGAAGCTCGCGCAGTTGAGCGAGTTTGCTCATGATGATTTCCTTTTCAGAATGAAAAAAGCCCGCTCAAGGCGGGCTGGCTTCGAGTGCGCGAGGGCGCTACACGACTTGGGTGCGCAGCAGAACAGCGATGCGCTGGTTCTGGCGCGCGCGGTGATCTTGGGTGGCCTCGGGCGGCGCTAGCGGCGGGTCTTCCTGCGCCGGGGCGTTGCGGTACGCCTTGAGGCTCCAGGCTGCAGCCTTCGCGCCCTTCTTTTCGGCAGATTCGGCCACGCTGTCGGCGAAGCCCAGGTTTACGGCCTCTTCAGCGGTAAACCACGTTTCTGCGGCCATCCAATCCGCGATCTGCTCGGGCTTCTGCTCGCTGCGGTCGGCGTAGGTGGCAACTAGCGTGCTGTCGATCTTCTCCAACAGCGCCGCCGTGTTCTTCAACTCGCTGGCGTTGCCATAGGCAAACGTCCAGGCGTTGTGAATCATGAACATGGCGCCCTTGCTCATCACCACCTCATCGCCTGCCATTGCGATGAAGGTTGCGGCGCTGGCGGCGAGGCCGTCGATGTGAACGACGATCTTCGCCTTGTGTTCGCGCAGAGCGGTTTCGATGGCTCGGGCGCCGAATACAGAGCCGCCCGGCGAGTTGATGCGCAGATGAATGGTGCCAGCCGTGATTTCTCGCAGTGCAGCGACGAACGGTTCAGGCGCTACGCCACCCCAATACTCGGCCTCTAGTGCGCTATCGACAATGGCGTCATACATGAGGATTTCCGCCTCATCGTCTTCCATTGCGCGCACCGCAAAGGCGCGGCCCGGCGTCTTGCGGTTGTCCGCAAGGAGTTGGATCAAGCGGCTCATGCGGCCCCTTCCGTTGTGGTTTCTGTGGGCTGCTCAAGCGGCGCCCCTGCGGGGTTCGGTGCCGTGGCCGCCAGTTTCGGATTCGGCGCCATGCGCTCTCTGCGGCGGATTTCGTCAACGTCCATCCACGGCATTTCGCCAGCCCGGCCAAGTGCGATGCGATAGCCCTCAAAGCGGGCTTTCTGGTCGCCGCTTTCCAGTGCTTCGGTCATATGCTCGACAAAGTACCGCTGGCGGACCGGCCACAGCTTGCGGTTCCACTCCTGTGCGATGGGCGCAAGGTGGCGGCGCAGACAGTAGCGCACGAAGTTGGAACCCTGCTCCGCAAGGCCCGTGCCCCAGGATGTCGATTTGCCCGTGTGCCCAGCCATGTGCGGCGGCACGCCAAAGATGCGACAGATTTCCTCGACACTGAACAGGCGCGTTTGCAGGACTTCCGCGTCCTTCGGGTTCACGCTGAGTTGCGCCGGCTCTAGCCCGCCCGTGAGAATAAGCGGGCTGCGATTGCTGCCGCCGTACTGCGTGCGAGCCATCAGCGACGCCTTCAGCGCGGTTAACTGTTCACGGTTTACGGTGTGCGTGGTCTTCAGTGCGTAGTCAAAAGACCCGCCATCAACAAAGAACTTCGCGCTGTAGTTTTCGCCCGCCAGAGCGACGCCGATTGCTTCGCGTGCGGCATAGGTGATTGGGCTGGGCGATGTCAGTCCGTCAAAGCCGAGGCTCGGGTGATGCGCCACATCCGCCGAGTCGAGCACAACTTGCGGGCCGCGCTCCGGTTGGTATCGGTAGAAGCGCCTGCCATCGGCATCACGGAACGGGGTTACTTCCAGCGGGTGCAGCGGCTCCCAACCGATGACACGGTTACTGCGGGGAGATGGCCGGATCAATCGCGCGTAGGCGTCGCCATAGAACAGACGTGCAGCCACCATGTATTCCCAAGCCGTCGCCGCAGTCATCTCATCATTGGCAGACTCGTTGAGCATCCACCAATAATCATGCTCGGCCTCGCTCCGAGAGTTGCCGACACGCTCATAGACTCCGAAAGGCAGTGAGCTAATGGCACCAGCAATCAAGGAAACGCAGGCGTACACCGTCGCCACACGCATAGAACTTTCCGGCGTGACCGCCACACCCGATGCCGAGGTTGAACGCACACCCAGCAGCGAAGTCAGTTCTTCCAGCGTCAGATTTGCTGAGCCGTTTTCGCGCAGCACATTGGACGGAGAAACACCCGCACGCTGCATGCCGCCTTCGCGCCCGGCCAGCCACGCATCAAGCGTGCCGGCGCGGTGGTCGCGCGCTTGCAGGTTCAGCAGGTTAGCCATTACACAAAGTCCAAATCAATGATTCCGGGGGCAATCTGCTCTTCTGGCGTGCTAGGCATCACGCCCACAGCCATAGCCAGCGCAACCATGCCGTCAATGCGGCCGGTGGCCTTCTGCTTGTCTAGCTTGCGGTTGCCGGCAGGGTCGCCCGTCACCACCGCATTGGCCGCGCACATGGTCAGCACCGGGTGCATGCCGTGGCGCAGCTTGCGCGACAGCAGCAGCGATTCCAGCTCACGCAGCGCGGGAGACATGGACGCAAAGCCCTGGCCGAAGTCAATGAATCGCTCAAGCTCTTCCTCTGTAAAGCCGGCGCGCACAAGCCACGGCTTAAGGTGTTTCATGCCCCAGCGGTCAAACGCAATGGCGCGCACGTTGCAGCGGTCAAACACGCCGCGCAGATGCTCAGCCACGAACTCATATTCGATGCTGGCGCCCGGCGTCGTCATCAAGTAACCATCGCGCGCCCAAAGGTCATAGGGCACGCGGTCATTGCGCGATTTCTCGGCCAGCCCTTCAGATGGAAGCCAGAAGGTCGGGTGAACGTCCCAATCCGCCCCGTCCTGCGCGGTCAGAACCAGCGAGGTAAGGTCGGCCACGCTAGACAGGTCAAGCCCGCCGAACACTTCCCGGCCTTCCCAATCGCCCGGCGTTGCCCCGCTCTCCGTCCAGATGGCGCGGGAGATGAACGGGTTACGCGCCTCGACTCGCTGGTTCAGGATCAGATTGCGGAAACTGCTCTCGCGGCTGGGCATGCGCTTGGCGTCCTGCGCCTGCTGCAATACCTCGGCCTTGTTCATGAACTCGCCGTAAGCCGGATTCGCCAGCTTGATCGCCGCCTCACTGAACGGGTCCGAATCAATCGGCGCGGTGTAGAGCCACACCTTCTGCGTCGGGTCGGCGCCCGTCTTGGCGTCGTCTATCAGCAGGGAAAGCAAGTCCGCATCTGTCGGGGCCTGCGTGCTGATGACAATGGAAAGCGGCGCCTCTTGGGCTGCGCTGGCAGTCTCCAGCGCCTCGTACAGCTCCGAGCGCGGCCCCTTCACTTGGCCCAGCTCATCGTGAACCGTGAACACAGGCGACAAGCCGTAAGCCGTCGAAGCCTCTGCACTCAGCGCCCGGTACAGCGTGCCCAGCTCTTGGCAGTGCAACTGCTTTGCCGTGTCCCGCACGCCGACAAAGGATGCAAGCTCGGGCGACATGCGGACGATCTTGGCCGCCAGGCTGAACAGAATGGCCGCCTGCTCCCGCGACTGCGCCGCGCTGAACAGTTGCGAGTTAGCCCGCGCCTCGGGGCCGCACAGGTGCAACAGCAGCAGGAACGCAGACAGCGTGGTCTTGGCGTTCTTCCGACCGAAGCTGATGATTGCCCGCCGCGTGGGCGAGTCATAGATGCCCCGGATGATCTGCTTCTGAAAGGCGCACAGCCGCACCGACTGCCCGACGAACCGGCCTTCAGGGATGCGGCAAAACGACTCGATCCAAGCGATGTTCCGGTTGCCGCGCTTCAACGTGCAAGCTCCCACGGCTTATTTGTGCGCGGCATGGCAACCACCTTGCGCGCCACCGTCGCGTGATCTAGCGACTGCCGCGTGATCCGCAACGAGCGCGCCACCGCAGTAGCCGCCCGCGTTTCCCGTTCGCTCATCGCCAGCAGCCGGTCGTAACGCTTCAGGCCGTCTTCATCTGCCAGCCATGCGCGGTCAAACGTCGCCACCTCATCAGCCAAGACGCGGGCGTTCGTCACATGCCGGCAGTACAGCTCAAGCAGCGGCTGGTGAGCCGGCGTGAATGCGTCGGCCGGCTGGTCGTTGACAAGCTGCAACCACACCGCGCGCTCGGCCTCGCTGATATGCACAGGCGGCGCGAGCCGAACAGACACGCTCACGCTCGGCCTCGTTGCGATTTCCAACGATGCGGCCGACTTCCGAGGCATTCAGTCCCTAAATTTGTGGCGGGTTATGAAATGGAGGCTTCGCGAGCGGTCCCAAGGCAAAAGCGGTAGACATTGAAGCCGCCCCCTCCTGGTGCATCACCCAAAGATCAGCATCTGACCTAGCGGCCTGTCCGCCTTCAACCCATTGCATCGACGGCATGCGCACTGCGTGTTCGCGTATGTGTGTGCGCCACCCTTGCTTAGAGGCAGGATGTGGTCTAGCTCTGGCGCGTTGTCGTCATATGTGCCGCGCTTCGCTCTTGGTGTCTTCACGCCGCAAAGCCTGCAACGCCACCCATCCCTATCAAACACCTTGTAGGGGTCAACGCTTTCAGCCGCTGCGCCTCGCTCTATTGCTCTGCGCTTGGCCTTGCCTGCCCTCTTGGCTATGCCTTCCCTGATTCCCACACAGCACATGCAAAGCGTTGCATGGCTTGACCCATACAAAGGGCAGAAGACAGCGTTGCACTCATCGCACCGAGTCTGCCTACCTGCCGCCCTATGCAAAGCCTCTGCCGCCTGCCTTCCAGCAGCCCTAGCCTTGATGAGTTGGGCCTGCCTAGCGCAGCCTGCGCATAAAGTCCAAGGCGCTCTGCGCCCGTCTGCACGGCCGCAGTCTGAACAATGGCCGGCATACCAGGCGCACAGCTTAGGTGCCCTTACCTGCTTGCTTCGCTCAGGGTTCCTGCGGGCCCAATCCAGAACGCCGCATCTCTTGCTACAGAAGATGGCACCCTTGCGACGCCCTTCGCCAACAGCCTTGCCACACACGCATGCGGCGGCAGGCCGTACATAATCTGTATCAGCCAATCGGAACCTGCCTGTTCTGAAAGGTCAGAAGCCCCGGCAGCGCGTCAACGCTCCGGGGCTTCGTCTTGTGTTCTCTACTACTTCAGCCGATAGGCCAGCCGTCAGCGCCTATCTCTTGGCGCGGCCTCTTGCCTTCGTCTTCCAGCGTCTTGCGCTGGTGACAATCTGCGGCGATGGCCTGCAAGTTGTCTAGATCGTCCGTGCCGCCCTTGCTCTTGGGCGTCTTGTGGTCAACCTGCGTACCCGGCCGAATGCGCCCAAGCCGCTTGCACTCTTGGCACTGGCACAACCCGCAGTCTCGGGCAAGCACTACCTTGCGTAGCTTGTCCCACTCTGTGCCGTACCCTCTGGCGTGCCGGCTTTCCTTGGCATGCTTCCAGCTCATGTACTGCTACCCATCGGACTCCCTATGCGGGTGGGTGCTGCCGTTTCGCCTTGCACGACTTGCCCGGCTGGCGATGTAGGGGGAGATGCGCGCGTGCCTGCGTTGCGATGTGTGCGCCAAAAGCAAAAGCCCCCGTTTCCGAGGGCTCTGAATGAGCTACTGGCGGGGCCACCTCCGAAGGGATGGGGCCGCTAGTGCTGTTGCTGCGCGTGCTTGGGCGCATTCTCTCGCACAAACATCGGATGGCGTCAAGCCCTCCTGTTTTGCAGCATCTGCCTGCCATCCACAATGAGCCGCGCGAGATGCTCCATGCCGCAGCCGATGATGCGACACGCCCGCACAGGCGCGCCCTTGTTGACATAGCACCAGCTCAGAGCGTGCCGGTGATCCTCAGGCAGCGCGATTACGGCCTTGGCGATGCGGCTGGCGTCTAGCGTGTCTACCTGAATGCCCGCCGCCGTGGGTTCGTGATGATCCGCGCTGCGATACAAGCGAAACATAGGGCTCATCTGAGCGTGGCCTGTGCCGTGGCACCAGCGGCCCCAGTTCTCTAGGCGCGCGTGGATAGCGGCCTGCTGTTCCGGTACTGCATGGAAGTCCGGGGGTTCACGCCTCATTGCCGCCTCTCTGCGCCCATAGAGCCCGATATTTGTCCCTGATTTCCCGCAGAAGCTCCCGAGTCCACTTCTGGCGCTCGTTGTTGAACTCCAGGGCATTCGTGCGCTCGGGGCCTATGCGAGCCAGCAGGCCAATGCGGTACTCGACGGCCCGCCCTGCCCCCCACTGGTTACATGACACGCATTGGCCATGCACGTTGTCTTCGTGGAATCGCAAGTGATCCGCGCTGCCCGTTGAGCGGTAGTGCCCGGCATCGCGGCCGGCGTGCAGGGCGTTGAGGTTCGGCGGGGGCGCACCGCATGAGATGCACGGCTGTTCGGCGTCCCGGTGCCTGATCCACCTATTGAATGCGTGTTGGGCCTCCCGTTTCAGTTTCGGGATGTCCTTCAGGGCTTCCAAGGCAACCTTGGTGCGTGCCTTGTCTTCCCGCATCCGCAGAGCCGCGTCCCGTGCTGCCTTGTGCGTGGCGAAGTTCTGCGCGCATTGGGGGCTGCATGCCTTCTGCATTGAGCGGGCGGGGGTAAACATCTCACCGCAGCCACCCTTGGCCGGGTTGCACCGCTTGGGGCGGATTGGGGCGAGCATCATCCCTGCCACTCCCACATGGTCGGATGCACGCCGACGCCGTTCCCTTGACGCTGGCCAATGCCACAGGGCTGGATGAGGTTGTGCGCGTGGAAGTCCCGCACCCAGCCGCGAGCGTTGTTCTCATCTAGGGCTAGCGCGCCGCTCAAGTCCGCCGCCGTGAACTTTGCCAGCCGCTTCATGGTCGCGGCCACCAGCGCGCCACCTTTGCGTGAACTGCTCATGCCACCCCCAGCACTTGCGGCAGATGCCACACAGACGGAATCAGCGGCCCCGGTGGCGTCCACGACGATTCGCCCTCAGCCCACACCCGCACAGGCCCCGGGCGCGTCTTCTCAATGCGCCGTTTGCGCTTGCGAATCTTGTTCGCCCTCAGATGCGCCTGGCGCGCGGCCTCGATGTGATCCCGCAGCATCTGCTCCAGCGTGCCGAAGTTGGCCGAAGTCACCCACACGATGCGGTTTCCGATGCGCAGGCACTTGGCTTTGCGCTCGCTCTTCAGCCATGCCAGCGTGGCAAGCATCGGCTTCGGCCCCAGGCGCAGCTCGGCGCGCATTTGATCCACGCTGATGCCGCGCGGGCACTCGGCCAGAAGTTTCAACGTGCGTTCTGCTCTCTCGCTCATGCCGTCACCTCATGCGCGGCCATGAATGCCAGCGTGTACTCAATCAAACTGCTACCGCGCGCCTTGCTCATGCTGGCCGTCGATTCCCTGAGATTCACGAATTCCCCTTCAAGTCCTGGCACCAGTTCGGCGCCCTCTTTTGTTGCCACTG